GACCGACCATAAACATATTCTGACTGGTCAAAGTAAATGTATTAGATATTGTGTTTGAATGTATAAATGAACCGCCAGCACTCTGCAAGGCAAAAGCCCCTGCTGATGAGACCTGTAGTCTCTCTGTGCCGCCAGTATCTAATCTTATTGTGTCATCATCAGAACCTTCTTCTACTTGTATTTTAGTATCGTTGTCTGCATCTACGACTAACTCAGATGATGAACCTTGTACTCCTAATTCCACAACTAAAGGTGTACCAGTACCAGCAATGGTATTGGTTACATTTACTGTGGTTAAAGGATTAGAATAACTTGATGATGAAATAGTTCCTGTAGTGATATTTCCAGCAGAATCTTTAATTCTTATCTTACGACCTGGATCATATACACTTGTTAAGTCAGTACCACTTGCACTTATAGTAATAGTATCTGCATCAACTCTAGCTACTGTATAAGAACCATCTCCATCGCCATATTCATAATAGCCTTCTCCTAATTGGTTATAAGCTGATCTGATACTTGCAAGTGTTTCACGTGCTGCATTGTTAATGTTAGAAGGAGCCATACCTTCTGCCCAGTTAACAGTTTGTGTGTCAGTATTACTACCTGCTGTTGTACTATATTTACCTACGCCAGTACCTGCCATATAATCTCCTAGTTTGTTAAGTATTTTATACCTGGAAGTTTTTCTTTCTTCCCAATTGGATATATTGGGTATCCAGTTAAACCACCTAATGATCTAAGTATTTCACTTATAGCATCTTGATAAGATATGCCACCTTCTTCTGCTATTTCTTCCACTATTGGCCGAAATGAAAAAGGAACAAATGACATACCATAATGTCCTGCATAATCATAAGCTCGCTGTAAAGATAATATATCTGCTTTGCTTATTGGACTAGGCCAAGGACTTGTTAAAAATTTTTTATTAAATAAAGCTTGTTCTGTACTTTTTAGTATAGAACTTTGTTTAGCGATCGCATATTGATATGGGTGTGTTGCCCAATGTAAAGGTTCGAATAATTGTTTAGATAAAGATATACTATATCCATTACCTAAGTCTACTCGAGTTGGATCTTTATTATCCCATATACTTGTACCAGTAAACATTTGTTGTAATGCTGCGCCTCCAGTTCCTACTATTAATGCAGCTCTTATAGTGTATGCCTCATATAATTTACGAGACATAGGATTATCGTTAATACCAGGAAACGCTCTACTTATAATTCTAAAGTTGGCAGTAGTCCAGTCTGGTGCAAATATAATTCTTTGCATCCATTTTCTTCCTGTTGGTCTATAAGCATATTCTTTCATCTTTCTTAGAATAGGATCATTGGTACTCATATAGAGTTGTTGCCAATTTAATCCGCCATAGCCATCATTGGTAGTTATAGCTGCTTGTTTATAAATTTCATTTAATGGAGCATTCTTAAACTTGGGATTGTTTAATAACTTCATTACATTTGTCTGCCAGGCATATAATTTACCTGCATTAAATACACGATCCCAAGTAACCATATCTATATATTTAAATGGTTTCTCTACTAAATTAGTAATACCTGCTTTAGCTAAATAAGATACCCAAGAAGGATGTTTATCTAACCAGTTCTTTGCTCCTGACCATGTTCTATAGAAATTATTAAATCCAATGTCTTCAGGGTGTGAAAATTCTACGCCAGCTCTTGTTGCCGCTTTAAGCATATCACCATGCCCATCTTGCATAAGCATTTTAAACGCTGTGTTATCTTTCCATTTAGGTATAAACCATTTAAAAGGAGCTATATTACCTGCTCCAACAGCAGATAAAAACATTTTACCAGCACTTATAGGATGCATTGCCATATAGATAGAACTTTGTAGTAACGCTCCAGCATGGAAAAATGAATAACCTACACTAAATCTTTTTTGTAAGAAGTTAAAGTTTGATACAGCTTTTAATATAGCACCTTCTTCTCTTGCATCAAAAAGCATTCTCATTACTGGTTCTGCTTCTCTTAAAATAAGAGGAGATATACTATCTAAATGTTGCCTAGTATATTTAGTTACATCTATTTTCTTATTCATAAATGCAGGATGATAGAAAGGAACATAATCTATAGGATCTAATTTAGTTTTAGCTAAGTCATCTTTTGATGAATACATTAGCTTAGCTAAATTACCTTTACCATCGCTTCTACCAGGAATAGTAGCTTGTTGTAACATTGATACTACTCGTCTTTCAGCTAAAGCTCTTGTAGTTGAATCAATGTAAAGACCTAATATATCAATAGCATTTGTTGTAATAGGTTTAAAATTAGCATCTATCCCAGCTTGATATGTAGGAAATACTTTTTTAAATTCAGAAGGTGTGAATCCTTTTAAAGATGGAGGTTTACCAGATTTTTCAATCATGTCTCTCATTGCTTCAGCTATTGCTTTATCACTCATACCTTTAAAATCCCAGAATCCAGGTAAGAAATTTTGGTGATATCTAAATTTAAGTTCGCTACCTTCTAGGCTTTTCCACATAGCATCTAATATTTTTCTAATATCTTTAGCTACTTCTAGTTGTGGCTTTGTTAAAACTACTGGATCACCTTGTAGGTATTTAGTAATTGCTTGACCACCTTTTTCATCAGGAACTTTGGCTTTCATTAGTTGATATATTCTAGATGCATCTATCATACTTGAACGATAGAAATCTCTATAACCATCTAATAACGAACTAGAAATATATCTTGATTGAGCTAACAATACTTCTTCAGCTCTACCTAAATTTCTTAAATCTGCTTTTTTAATATCAGGACTTTTATAAAACGAAGGAGAATTTCTTAAACCAATATCTTCTAGCTTCATTCCTTCAGGTAAAATTTCTTTTATTTCTGAGATACGAGTACCTAATTCTTCTTCTGTAAATTTTTCTTTAGCTAATTTTTTACCAGCTTTTAAATGATTGTTTCGTGTAATCATTTTACTAGCTACTTTCCAAGCACTAACTCCACCAGATCCTATTAATGCACCTGTCCAAAATTCTTCATCATCACCTGATGCTAAAAATAATCCACTTCCTAGTATAGTTCCTGTAACTGCTGGGGTTTTTAGATGTTTTATATTATTAATATGATAGAACTTACTATGATTAGCTAATTTAATATCTTCCAAAGCTTTCTTTGTAAATGGACTTAATGCATCTTGAACTGATTGCTTCCATAAATTAGATTCATAAGAACGATTAATATGATTCTTTAAAGCTTCTTGTTTAATAAGATCTTCATTATACCATTTAGTTCTATTCTTATAACTTGGACTATTTTTTAGTCTTACTACTTCTACTTTGAATGCAATATAATCATCTACATCTTTAAAAAAATCTTGAATTTTATATTTCTCGCCAGAGATAACACGAGGATTAGCATCAAATTCTTTTTCAAAAATAGAACGATCTATATACATATCGTCTGAATTTCTACTTCTCCATATACCTTTTTCTTTTAAGTATCCATAAGGCATCCAACTTGTAATAGTTTTATCTTTTTGTTTTTGCTTGTTTAACCATTCTATTTTTAATTTTTTAGTTGTACCTGGAATCATTTCCCATGCGTTAGGATTAAATCCTATAGCTCCATCTTCAATGCTATCTAGTAAAGCTTTGGTTGCAGATTCAATAGATGCTAATGTTGGTTCTTCTCCTATTATATAAGGCTTAGCTTTCTCTGGTCCTAACTTATTAGTCCAGTAATTATTAATTGCAGTTCGCATTGCTGGTGTAATATCTTCTGGCTTCATACCTAAGATGCTACCTACTTTACCAACAGATCCTCCAAACAATGCACTCATACCAAATACAGCTGCTCCTCCAAATGCTGTTTCTGCAGCTAGCCTTTTGGGTTTTAAACTGCCATCTTCAGATAATTGATGTATACCACTATATGCTAAAAGTGTTGGGGTAGAACCAGCAGTTCTTATAGAAGCTTCTGCTATTCTAGGTGCAGCAACTAGCATTTTACTTCCGACTGAACTTGCTTGTGCAGCTTTCATTGCCCATCCACCCCAGAACCAAGGAGCTAATAAATAAGGATCAGCAACTAACATATTAACCATTTCAGCACCAAACATCTTTGGATTAGATTTAACAGCTTCAATAACAGCACCAGCATTAAAAGGTTCAGGACTTAATGTATGACCATAATGTTTTAAAATCTTTTGAGCTGATTTATATTTTGATCCTGTGCTAGTTGGATTTGCATCAATAAATGCTTGGGCTTCTTTTGCTTGTTTTTGTTTGGTATTACCGCTCATCCAATAATATAAAGACATTGGAATACTATCATACTTCCATAGATCTATTGGATTCTTTAATGATTCTACAAAACCTGGTTGTTTTTGTTTTCCTGTTTCTTGATAAGGGTTAGTCAAAGCAACTTCTTTAAAAGGATCTACTAATGTATTAGATTGTGTATTATCTAGTTGTAGGTTTAATCTTTCCTTAAAAGGATCTGCTAATGTCATATTTAAAGTTTAATTAACCAAGGATAATTAGCTTGAATAGCAGCTTCTATATCTTCTTGTGAGGCATCAGGATGTCTATTTTGAAATGCAGTTAATGCATCTTGATATGAAGTAGGATACATAGCAGCAGTATTCTGTGTTTGAATAGGTTGTATATTTTCAGGTCTAAATTTACCACCCCAAGATAACCAAGTATCTCTTTGAATACCTCCACTACCTTCAGCTAATTGTATAGCTCCCATTAATGCAGAATATTCATCAGGATAAGTACTAGGGTTTTGAGCTTGTAAAGCTTTAGCCATAGATGCCATAGCAAATGCTGCTTCTGTAGTTTGATCTCCTAGATCATAAGGATTCTTACTAAGTAATTCATTAGCAGATTTTATTAAATTTGTACTTGGTGCTTCTGTCTTACCTATACTAGAAATTAAATCTATAATTCCTAAATTTTGTTTAACTAATGATACTTCATTTGCTTTAGCTTGCAATAAAGCATCAGTAACTGTTTTTCTAGTTTTAACACCTGCTTGTAATACATCTGTTATATCTCCACCATTTTTAGATTCGATATGCATATTTAATACTGTTTGAAATGTAGGATCATCAAGGTTATCTAAAAAGTTTTGTGTTATTCCACCTATATTTTCATACCACTTAGCTTTACCCTCTTTAGTTCCATAAGTAGATTCCCATTCTGGGTCTGCTTTTCCTTTTGGAGAACCATGAAATTTACCTAGTTCATCATCTAGTTGTTTAGAAGTTTGTTCAACTTCTGAAGCTGTACCTGATTCTATTTTTTTTTGTAAAACTGAGTCTGCAAGTTCTCCTCCTGTTTGGAAAAATTTATCTATTGTGTAACCCCCCTGTACTTCTCTTTCACCATAAGGAGTCATAACCGTTTTAGGTTCTGTAATTTTTAGTATAGGACTTAAATATTTTGTATCTACATTTTCTTCTTTCATAAAGCCAGGTTGATAAGCTTCGATCATAGATTGTTTCCATGATTCAGGAGTTACTTCTTGAGGTGTAGCATTAGGATCATAGTTTAACCATCCTGCGCCACGCCCAGTATAATTTGTAGGTCTCATATAAGATTCAGCTTGAGCTGTAATTGAATTAGGATCTGCATTTAACAAACCGTTATTTTGTTGTTCGTTTCCCCAAACGTGCCACCATTTATGTGCCATATATATCTCCTATAATAATCCTGTTATTCCACCTAAAGCACCTAGGCCTGCCATCCAAGGAGCTGATACTCCCATAGCAGCCATTCCTGGCATACCAGCAATACTACCACCTAACATAGCTCCAGTTAATCCAGACATTAATGGACTAGCATCTGGTTGATATGATGTACCAGCATAACCCATACCACCTATAGGATTAACCATTTGTGAATAAGCAGCTAATCTTTGGTAAGGACTTTGTTGTTCAAAATTATATCGAGACATTTGATCTTGTAATTGTCTAGCAGCTAGATCTTCATATGCTTGACCTACTGTTCCTAATTGTCCAATACCTGCAGCTGTTCTTTGATCCATACCTTGTTGTATTCCAGGGATTCCTGCAGCTCCCATTAACCTTCTTCCTAATGCAGCTTCACTTGATCTTAATTCTCTTTCTCTTTCTGCTTCAGCAGCTGCTTGTTGTATAGGTGCATAAGCTTGTGTTATGCCTCTAGCTGCAGCTTGTTGTGCCATAGGACTTGTTCCAGTTCTTCCCATGCCACCAAATTGTGTAGCAATATCCCCCATTACATCACTAGTAATTCCTTCTCTTACTGAATCTAAATAATTTTGTTGAGGTGTAAGTGTTCCATAAGCTGAACCCATAGCTCCTGTTGCAGCTTGAGTGTAAGCATCTCCAGCAGTACCAAGCATAGTAGATGGACTCATTAGATCAAATGACCTTGCTTGAGCCAAGTCTAAAGATTGTTGTGTTTGTGGTGCAAATGGTACAACAGTTGATCCAGGGAAATAATTCCTACCTACATCACTTGCATAGATATTTTCTGCTTGTGATAAGATATCTCTTAAGTAAGGTGTTGTTGGTTCCCAAGGGTTCTGTTCACCTGATGTTTGAGTAGTTCCGCCTCCAGATGACATATGCTATTCCTCCAATTTCTTTTCTAATATATAGTGTGTTATTTTATAGTTTTTGTTTTTAAGTATGCGAGACCATCCAGGTCGAGCATAACTTTCAATATGAGTACATCCTTGTTTCTTAGCGTAATCTTCAAGGACAGATATTTTATCTTGCCATTGTTTACGGTTACGCCCGGTAACAATAAATATATTCAGGACTTTGGTATTTGTTCTATTAAGAATCTTTGTAACACCGCATCCTTGATAGTTTTGTTTCTTTTTTTCATTCCACAAAACCCATAGCTGCATCTCTCCTGCAACTAAGGAGTTCAGTATATCATCTGCATTGAAATGATTTCCTGAATACTTTAATGCTTTATCAATAGAATCTTTAGCTATTGGAAAAACAGTATTGATATTTTCTTTAGGTATAAATACAGGTACCGTCATGAAATTTCTAAGTAACTTACTACAACATGAAGATCGTTAGCATTCTCTGCTTGTACTTTCAATTCTTCATCTGTGTTCATTACTAATGGATTACTTAATAATTCTGTAGTTGTTTTAGCTGCTATATCTTTTTGCTTAAACAAACTAAATACTGTATTACTTGTGTTTAACAGAGTTACTGTTATCTCACAAGCATTACTTGCATCATCATTAGATACTAATATAGATTTTACAATACTTGTTGTAACCGCAGGTACTGTATATAAAACAGTATCATTAGTTGTTGTTAAGTCTACTTTACTATTTTTATATGTGTGTGCCATCTTCTTTAGTATGTTTCCAAAATTCGTCTAGTGCGTTATGTTCGCAATTAATACAATCGCAATCTTCTATTGAACATTGACCACTGTTTCCACAATGACATTCATGTTCACAATGTTTACAGTTCACGCTAGAAACCATGCTGCTACCTCTTGATTTTCATCGTTATGGTATCTTATTAATTGATTAGTTAAATCTTCTACAATACGTTGGTATTCTTCTGGACTGTCTACAGTCTGGTAAACATATTGTAAGTCTTGTTTACTAGCCATTAGAATCTTGATGTTCCACCTGTGTTGCCAGGATTATCACCACCAGTAGAACTGCCTTGTCCAGATTGACCAGCTCCGTGTCCACCTGCTGTACCAGCTCCTCCAGAAGTACCACCACCAATAGACGCTCCGCCAAATGGATTACCACCAGTTTGAGTACCACCAGAAAATTTACCAGTATCTGCATCAACGCCTGATGGACCAGTATCAGGTGCTGCTCCTCCACTAGGATCGCCTTCAGGATCAGCTCCTTTATAAGAAGTTTCAAAACCATATTTGTTTACACCAAAAGGTTTTGATGCTTTTACATCATTCATTATATCACGAATTCTTTGTTCACGTTCCCAATTACCTTTAATATTGTCAAACAAACCAAGTAGTCCTGGTAGTTCAGTTTTATATTGGTCAGGTATTTGGAAACCATATCTTTCTATTTCAGCTCTTAAATCGGCATCGGCTCTTAATGCAGCGTGTCTAGCTCTGCCATCTTCACCACCACCACCACCTCTATTAACAGTAGTGCCTTGATAAGCATAAGGTGAAGTTGAAGAACTAGGTTGAAACATTGCTGCATAACCTGGATCTCCATAATCAACAGAAGGATCATAAGTTGCATAACCTGTTCCTGTACCAGATTCTAGTAATCCGCTTGGTGTACTAAATTGTAAATTACCTTGGGCATCTCTAACCCATCTATTATCCATTCCGTCTAAGTGACTAGTAAAGTATTTCCTATCATTATAGTCATCTAATAAACTACTTACTGCTGATGGATTTTGCGATTGCAAGTTTCCATAATTCATTGTTCTGTATTTTAATACTAACTCATCGAAATGTGACATTATCTATAACCTTCTTTTGTTGCTTCTATATCTATACCTTGTGCATCACTCCATGAAGTGCCTGCTGCAATTTGCATATTAAATTTAAAATATCGTGCTGACTTATGAAAAGGTATAGTACCTGTTGCGTGCATAGCAGTTACAGGTGAAGTTGTTGTTTGTGAATCAGCAACTCTATTTCTATAAGTCAATGAACCAGTAGCAGATGACGTATCAACTATTGGTCTTACATGAGTAACTAAGGATCTGTTTTGTGGAAATACTTCTGTTTCAGCAGTACCTATCTCAGCAGCTAAAGCTGTTCCTTCAAATGTTCCAAACTTATGTGTGTTATCAAATACACCAAATGATCTTAACCCACCTACAAATATATCACTATCAAGTGGTACGTTAATTGCATCTAAGTTATTAGATCCAGTAGAAGGGTAATCATCTAAGTCATCAACAGAATAACCTGGTGATATGTAGTTAAATATCATCTCGTGATCTATTTCAACAATAGACCATCTTTGGTTTTCATAATTATAAACTATAAGTTTATCAGTTGTACCTGAGTCTACTGAAGGATAAGACCAACAAACTAATTTGTTTTTATAATCAACTGCAGCTTTAACCTTTTCTCTGTGTGCAAATCTTAAGTCTCCGTTAAAGAAACGATCTACTTTACCATTGCCAATAGGTTTAGATGTATTACCATCTGTAACTCTAAAGCCATCTTCAGATAAAAAGTAAACAAGGTTTCCAACTTTAATAACTGATTTACCTTGTACTGCTCCTATGTTATCTTCAATTCTTCTAAATGAGAATATTACATTACCACCACGATAATCCATTCGTGTGATTCTATTCTCTTGAAATATCAATCCGTACTGTCCACCAGTTACTCCAGTAACAACTCCGCCTTCAGGAAGTGTTTCTGAGTCTGATTGGTTAGTACCTGCTGTCCATCCAGTTGCATCATTGACTGCAGACCATTGTACTTTGTTTCGTGCAGTTGGTTGAAACCCTGTAACAATAAAGTTATTTACAACAGCAGCGTGTCTAAATGATGGAGGTGATCCACTTAATGCTGCAAAGTCTGATGATGAATCTAGTGTCCATGCTTGCGGTGCATTAGCTCCGTTGAATGCTATTATAGTTTCACCAAACTTTAAAAAATCCCAATAGCCATTAGAGTCCACACTAAATGTAGTACCGCCACTTTCATCTACTACAGAGTTAGCAAGTATTCTATAAAGTTTACTTACATCACCTGCAAAGATACTTACATTACCAGCATCGGATGTAAAAGATGCAGCTCCCTGACATCTAGCTGTTAAGGCATTAGCAGTTGCTGTTGTTACAGCTTTCCATGGTCTATAGCTATTAACAGCAGGGTATACATTCTTTGCAGCTGTAGCTCCAGGATTCAAATGATCTGGTAGGTCTGGTAACCATTCTCCAAAAGGTACTTGCATTATACGTTATCGTAATTGTTAATATTAATTCCTGACCTTTGTATTAAAGGTGCGCCATTGTATTTATCTATTTGATCTGCTGCTTCTACTTGTTTTAATGCAGCTTCATATTGGGCTTTAAACTGTGCAACTGAACCTTGATCCATTCCTCTTATAAAGGTTGATGCAAAATATAATGCTCCATATAAATAAACATCAGGATGGTAAGTTAATATATGATTGTCAGCAGTTGATCCACTTAAAGAATCTAATGCTTTATAATAAACTAATCGAGCTGTATAAGATGAGTCTGGTTCTGGTTGGAATCTAAACAATGAATCTTGTATAGTATATGTTCTAGGTGTTCCAGTTTGCGTTTCATCCATATCAGCTAAATGATAAGGAGTTACTAATTGCAATGGGTTAGCTACATTAGTACTTGTTATAACAAATGAACGTGCTGCTAAGAATCCTGTAGGTAAAGATTCTGTTGCACTATCTATTGTGAAAGAACTATTTATAGTTTCCATAGCTCTGATTCTTAATCTTCTATTGAAGTCTGCTTCAGTTAAATCTATAAAATCATCTATCTCTGAAGATAAATCATCCCTTGCTAGAAAGTTTGCTATTGCAGTTTTTAAATTTGTATAACTATCAAGTGCCATTATAATCTCTTATCTCCTGTTCTAAAGTACATATACTCGTTACTATTGACCATCTCTTTAATTATGTTTGTTTGTTCTTCTTTATTAAGTTTATAATAATTAGAATGTCCAAACCGTTCTTTAGTCTTTAGCTTTAAAGCAATTAAAGGTATTTGTGCAATACGTTGGAATTCTCCTTTTTGTGCTTCAGGTATATGATTACGAAAGATTTTGTTTTCTTTTAAAATGTTAGTTGTGTCTTGTGTATTCTTAACTACCAGCTTTCTAGTAGATCTATCAATATGGATATGTTGGTTAGGATTATATATATCTTCCATTATACAACCACTACTGTTCCAGTTATTGTAACTGTAGCTGCGAATGTAATAGGTCCAGCAAATACAGCACTTGTGATAATCTGATCTAAATTAATTTCAGAATCGTGTTCGTGTATTTTTTCCCCTGGGGGTGTGTCGCCAATATATTGAACGCCACCAACTGATTGTATTACTGCCATGTTATCTCCTATGAACTAATTGTATCGACTAATGATACCCACACATCAATACTGTCTGCTGTACCAGCTTGTCCTTTTAGAACGTCTGAACTTTGTAAAACAAATTTAGCTCCACCTTGTACCAATTCTACTGAACTAGCTGGTGGTATAGATAAATCTTTTACAAGGTATCTAGTTGTAGAACCACCTTCTGATATCCAAACACTTACTGTAACAGTAGTTGTTAAAATATTAGCAAGTCTTAGTCCAACAACTGCATCATCACTATTTGATGTATATATTGTTGTAGCAGAGTTTGTTATCTGCGCTCCATTTGATTCGAAATCTTGAGCCATGTTTTCTCCTTATAATGCGATTGCCATCGCCACCGCCAGACCTGCTGTAGCTTTTGCATCTAATTGTGTTTGTATTGCTGATGTTACGCCATTAACGTAACCAATTTCTGTTGAGGTTGTAGTTGCTGCTGATACATCACCACTACCATCTGA